TGACAGATCCGTTTCATTCATATTGTCCTTTTCCAAGTTATGTCAAACTTGGCTGGTCGCGGGGACCAGACCTCCACGCCGTTTGGAGCACGTCATAGCTCCGCGTGTGGCGGCTACGCTTATTAGCCGCCCCCATTAGTGTTCCTACACCTATATAACACAGGTGCAACAAGGAATTGCGATTTAACATGGGTTCCTGCTCGGATAGAGCCGTCGCGACGACGTTAAAGTGTGTTCTTGAGTAAACAAGTGAAAATCAAACAGAGTAAACTGTAAATCCAGCCGAGAAGGCCGGGGCCAACGCCCCTATTATGAAATGAAAAACTATCTTTTGAACGTCATAATGTTAGTTGCTTTTGGAACATTGGCAACGTTGAGTAGGCTTATGGCCACAATGTTCTTATGTCGTGGAGACATTGATTGCGAGAGAGCACAGTACGGTGAGATTAATTTCATCGTTTCAGCCATTGCATACAGCATATTACACCAGACCATCGCAGAGGTCGTGGGGTTGATCTTCCCCATTGTTGGTTCAATCACAAAGCTGTATCAATCGTTTGAAACCGCCGGCTGTGTTGTTCTAAGCGTCATGTCCCTATATCGAGCATACATTCAGACTCGGGACACGCACAACCATGTGTACATCGGAAATGAGATCCTAATGATCATTTCGAAATTGGTTGTTACTTGTCTCGTTGTCGCATGCCCCTATCTCATTAGTGGGCAGTATTTCACCAACCTCCATAGGCCTGTCCGAAAACTCATGCCTTTCGATAAGAAAATTTTGAAAATCTATCGAGGTGTCTATGCCACCCAACAGGTTAAGGGTTATGCCAGCTATATGCACGCGCGTGAAACGCTGTGCAGAATGATGCATGACCTCAGACTCAATGACCCTAGGTATAGAAGGCTTAGACGAGAAGATATAGCGAAGCATGCGGACTGGATCACTCCGCATGTCTTCATTCCGTCAAAAACAGAGTTATTGGCCATGGAGCAAGTGAATGGAGGAATGTATGAATACGTTACTGGCATAAAAACCGTAGCGCAGAAGCGAATCGAAAAACTACTGTCGGTTTTTCAGTAAGGGGACCATCCGTGGGATCACCAGAAAATGTCCACAATGAGGCATCGTACTGGCCCCGATTAACTGACAGCAGAGAGTACCTAAAAGTTCATTACTTAGGAGATTACGTGAAGGAGCGTTACGTGTCGACCGTCTTACCATGGATTTCGGCGGTTGATTTGCGAACACATGGACGAAATTTAAGAACAGTGTTGAAAGGAGTCGTTGAGCGTGTGTTTATGGTTGGCTACAAGGGTAGCCCTGCTCGGCCATACACACCCCAATACACTCACTTATGTCGATGGCAGAAAACCATCAGGAAATTGCATGCCCGTACACGTGTCGTGCGCCGTTATACCCCAGAACAAGTTTGTGAGGCCTATGACGGACCACGGAGACGCGTCTACGAGGCTGCTCTTGATAGTTTACACTGGTGTGCTGTCAACATAAAAGACTCTTACGTGAAGTTCTTCCCAAAATGGGAGTTCTTCAATTTCCGGCTAAAGGGGCCGGAAGCACCTGTCAGAATAATTAGTCCTAGAAGTCCACGCTTTAATGTTGTTCTAGGAACGTTTATTAAGCCGCTAGAAAAAGCTTGTTATGCTGCCTTAAGGCGGCTTTTCGGGTTTAAGGCATGTTTTAAAGGAATGAACATGGACAAAAGAGCTCGGCAATTGCGTAAATATTGGGAAGAATTCGATGACCCAATCGCAATCGGCCTTGACGCCAATAGATTTGATCAGTCCGTTCATTATCTTACCCTTAAGAGCATAGAGCACTACTACTACCTTCTCGTGTTTATGGGAGACGCCCTGCTAAAAGAATTGCTATCATGGCAAACTCTAAACAAAGGGTTCTTCTACTGTCTTGACGGCTTCATTAAGTATGCTGTCTTAGGCACGAGGTGTTCGGGCGACATGAATACGTCGCTCGGCAACTGCTTACTTATGTGTACTGCTGTTTACACATATTTCGACAATTGGTGTCGAATAAAATATCGGTTAGCAAATGACGGTGATGACTGCGTAATCATCATCGAGCGCAAAAACTTGAACAAACTCGCGAACATGGCCCAAGAGTTCCGAGGATTCGGGTTCTCCTTGAAATTGGAGCAGCCCGTTGAAATGTTCGAAAAGATTGTATTTTGCCGATCACAACCAGTATTTGACGGATCGCGGTGGACAATGATACGCGATCCAAAAGAAGCAGTCAATAAAGATGTTAGTGCTGTTAAGTATGTCAGCGATGAAACATATTTCTCGAAGTGGTGTTATAGTGTCGGGAAATGCGGAGAGAGTCTCGCTGGCAACATGCCAATATACTCACAATTATATAAGAAATTGCAAGCGGTTCCGGTTACTCGCCACGTAAAACTGGAAACTGGAATGGAACAACTATCTCGTGGGATGAAAAACAAATTTAGTGAACCTACTCAAGACGCGCGGCTCTCCTTTGCGCGCGCATTTGATATTTCACCCACCAAACAGATCGAGATAGAAAACGTTATAGCGAAATTGGATGCCCCCAAGTTTACACCAGAACGCGGGGCCATCCATAAAATCCCTCTCATCTAGACAATGAGGGGGCCCTAGTCGCAGGGTCTTACCCAGAAAGGGTGCGGCGTTCGCGCAAGCTAATGTGTGACAGACTGCGGATGAAAGCTTTGTGAAGTTCGTTAGTCCTGAGAAGTTAGCGCCCTAAATTGGTTGAGTGTCTCTCTATAAAAATGTCCAAGCTAAGTGTGGAAACTCCACTAAATGCCAAGAGACTGCACGGGGCCAGTTGCGCGGATGAACAGTCCTCTTTAATCATGCAGAGGATGCCGTGAAAGCATGAGCGCACAACAATATGAAAATCAACGTCGTAGGCAGAACCAAGTCTCCATGACCTACGTAAGACCGGAGCACAAACGAACTAAGGGTGGCAGGGGTTTAAAACCCGCGCCAATTCGAACCCTTCGGCCCACCACTGAGTACCGCAAACAGGTGCCCAGTCGTGGCCAACAAATGAAAACTCGCAGGGATGTTCTTGTCCTTGCGAATCGAGAACAATTCCAAACAGTTGCAACCGTAAATGGTGAAGCACAGTACCAGGAGAATATTAATCCCATCAACCCCAAGATTAATTCACTAGCGCATATTGCTGCTGGGTTCTCCTATTACCGGTTCAAGAAATTGCGGTTTGAGTACATCCCTGAGTGTACAACCGGAAAAGATGGCCGGCTCACGATGGCGTTCGGCTATGATCCGAACGACACCACGTTTCCACCAAACATCCAACAACTGTCTGCATTTTACGGGGCGTGCACTTCACCCTTTTGGGTTGACTGCACGGTCTCGGTTGACATAGCCAAAGTCAACCAGATGCAATCAATGCGCTACATCAGTCCGAATACCGTCGAAAAACGGTGGACTGACGTTGGCATATTGTTCATCGACGCCGGCGGCGGTTCCGTCACCACCACCATGGGAACCGTGTGGATCGATTATGAAATCGAACTGTTCATTCCACAGCCGCAGGTCTTAAACCAATACCCCACCAATACCACGGTTGACTATTTTGAGTTGCCGTCTGACCAAACGCTCAGCAATGGCGTCCCACTCGCGCTAACCACGTTTACAGGGATGCTGAATGCGGGCAATGTGACCAGTGTGGGTACAGTGTTTACACTCCAACCAGGCACTTATATTATTTCCAGCCAAGCACAGTTCTTTCTGTCCGGCTGGGGTAGTGCAGGGCAGGTCATAAATGAGTTCAAACTTTCAGTAACTCATGACTTCGGGTCCACCGACATCTGTTATGCCGTCGATGACGAATCATACGGAGTTGCCGGTGATGTCCTCTTAGCACTAGATGACACAACACCATTGCAGGTGGTTCTTACCAATGGCCAGACCACGATCCAATGGTTTGTTACTAGTACTTTTTCTACCTATTTCACGGGAGCTACAATACTTAGCAACGCCTTTAAGAAAGGTGTTACTAGCATCTGCTTCAACAAAGTAGGATAAACCATTTTTAGGGTGAGGAAGAAATGTCGAGATAAAGCTACCCATTCCTCTGAAAGACACTAGCGAATAGCCAAATTCCGCTTAGGCGGGGGCCCGGCTTGATCGCATTAGAC